AATGCCACCGCAGACGAGAACCTCGTCGAGCTCGAACAGTGCAGCCGCCGCCCGGCGTGAAACGGTCGCCGGTCGTTCGCTGTCACCGCCGTACTTGATCCGGTCGAGCAGATCGCCGTGATCGGACAGCTGATCCCACACTTCCTGGCCGACCACCAGCTTGTTCGGCCGGTATCCGGTCAGGCCGTGGATCACCGTGGCCTGCTCCTTTATATCCGAGATCGGGGTCGAACTCGAATCATTCCACTGCAGGACTTCACCCGTGGACGGGCTGGACGATACGCCGTCGATGTCCGTGGTCCACTTGCTCGCGGCGAAGAACTTGGACGCCCAGGAAACCTCACGCGCGATCAATGCCTGCTGCGCGAGATACTCGGTCGCGTCGCGGTCCATATTGATCGGCGCGTCCGTGTTTCCACGGATCTGATCGTCGATGTCCTTGTGCAGTGCCTGGACGTCGCAGAAGTACGACGCCGTGTTGTCGATCTTCCAGCCCCCACCAGCGGACTCCGTACTCGGAGGACGCTTTTTGAACTGGTTCCGCCAGAAGTCAGAACGGTCATACCGAAGGTATAAATCGCTCTGCTTGTCGACGGGTACGTTGGGGAATACCAAGTCTGCCACGAACTGTGTCGCCTGCTGGAAATACGCGATGGCGATGTTGGTCAGCGGCCTATTGACGTGGACGTCCCCGGCTGTCGGGTTGGGCATTTGCTACCTCCTGGTCCTGGTCATCGTTCGTCGATTACGAAATCGGCTCGGCCTGCAGCTTCAGCAGAGCGGCGATGTACACGCCCGCCCCGGAAGCAGCTTCCAGCGCTTTCGCACCTACGACGTCGCCCGACGTCGCGGTCACGGCCCGGCCTACGGAATCCGGGGTAAGGTTATCACCCATGGTGATCACGGCTCCTGCCTCGATCTTGGTGATTCCCAGTATCCCAATTGATCCGGGTCGGTTCGCTGCGGCCGGCTTGTCCTGGAGGACACCGTCCGCTGCGAGTCCGGCCCCGACCAGGGCGAGCAAACCAGACGCGTTGATCGTCACGAACCTGTACTGATAGGAGCTGAGATCGGCATTCGCGTTGATGCTCACCTTCTGGACGTTCTCTTCATAGGCCATCAGTCACCGTCCTTTTCGTCGAGGTGCTCGTTATAGAGCCCCGGCTGCTCTTCGAGAACCTTCGTCATCGCCACTTCGGCGGTCACGTCCGGGTGGATCTCGCGGTACTTCGCGACGGCCTTGTCGAGCCGTTCGTCCGCGTTCTTTACGCCACCCTTGTCACTGCCCTTGATCACGAACAGCCCCGCATCCGCCGCCCTCTTCGACGTCGCACGCAGTTTCTCGAGCAGATCGTCCGCGGCCGCCGGGGCGGTCTTACGCAGACTCGTGATCGTCTTCGCCATCGCCGGGATGTCGTCCACGACCGATTCGAGACCGTCGAGATCCGCGGTTGCTTTCCGGAGATCTTCGGCGTCCTCCATCTTCTCGAGCCTGGCGATCAAGGACTCGTTCGTCGCGGTCACTGTCGCCAGCGCCTTGACGATCGGATCACTGTCCCCGACCGAATAGCTCTTCATGAAACTCGCGCGTCCGTCCGCGTCCATTCCATCGAAGGTCTTCTGCAACGATTCCGGCAGCTTCTCCCGGAATGCATTGACCTCCGCGTTCCCGGCCTGTGCGTCGAGTTCGATCCTTCGCTCGGCGGCGGGGTCGGTCACGGCCTTGAGAACGTCGGCGTCCTTGAGTGCGGCAACGACGGCGTTCACTTCATCGACACTCTTCGCTTTCGCGATCGAGCCGACGGCTGTGGTAATGGATTCGGCGGTCGCCTTTGCTTTCTTGAGCTCCCCGACCTCAGTGGTGAGATCGTCGAGCTGCTTCTGGACGTTTGTGTCCACGTTAGCAACCTCCTTGGTGAGTGCCAGGTCGTCTTCGCTGATCCCGAAGTACTCGCCGATCCGCTTCCATAATCCGACCCGTTCGTCTTTACTATCCATGTCGGCCATAATACCGCCTCTCTCCTTTTCGTGAAATCCTTTTCTTCGGTTCTTCATCAGCACAGCCCGTGCTCCGGGGTTCGCCCCGGCCGGTACGAAGCTGATCTCGTCGAGATGAAGCTCATCCAACTCAAATGGCATTATATCTCCCTTCTCCGGCTCACGCCCCCGATACTGAAGGCCTGAAACTCCCCGGCCAGAACACGTTTCCACAACTCGTCGTCGCGGATCTTCATCGCCCCGAACCACCCCACGACGCCGAGATCGATTCCGAGCGCCGCTTGAACGTCCTTCGTGAACACGACGGATTCCACGAGGTCCGCCACTCTTTTCCCACGATGCATTAATTTGCCGGCGCGGCTCTCTAACAGAAACTCATGCGCCGCATCCAGCAGCGCCCCGGCCCGGATAACGTCGTCATCATAATCGACGACTGTGGCGCCGCGCTCTTCGATTACCGAGAACCATCCGTACACCAACCGCCGGGCCGTGTCGACCTTAAGGACGGTCGCGGCCGTCTTTTCCGTACCGGCATTGCGCCACTCGGCGTCGGCGTGCAGGAACCGATCGGCCGAATCCGGGAAGTCGGCAACCAGGTCGGGATCGGCCATCATTCGCTTAAGAAACTCGATCCGCGTTTCATCAGGCATCTTCTATCTCCAGGTACACGGTGCATCGGCAATTAATATCGAAGCCGGCATCTCCGGATTCCCGCGGTTGGTCCACAGGGCCGATCGGCGTCTGGAACGGTTCGTGCAGCCCGACTCCGTCCGGGTTCATTCCGGGAACCGCTCGGTGCTGCTTCCGGGATCGTTCGTCACGGGTAACGAGCCAGTGCCGCCGGGTCTTTGCCCCGGCAAGCAATCCCTGCTCTTCCGCCTGACCCCACAGCTCCGCCTGCCCGGCCCCGAACGCCCGTGTCACTTCGGTCCGGGCTATGTTCTTCGCCCGTCGATTGATCAGGCTCTGTTCGTACCGGGCAACCAGGGCGTCCGTCTGTCCGCCGCGCGCGCCGCCAGACGTGAATATCCGCCGCGCCTGCGCACGTTCCGTCGCAGACAGGCGCCGATCCCAGGGCGCCGTCATGGTGCCCATATCGCCGGTTTCGAGTTGATGACGGAAGTTGCCGACCGCCCCCGCCTGCGCCTCGGTCAAACCGACGACGCCGCGGATTTCACGGGCGATCTTTGCGGCCGGACGTCCCTCGTTGAACCCGCGCATCAACGACTGCTGAACGGCCCGGACCGTCTCATCGGTTATTTCGCGGATCGACGTCGGCAGATTCAGACTAAGGTACCGGACCGCCTCGGGATTTGTGAGGTCCAGCGAAGCCTGTAAGGCGGCCCGCCGCGGTAGCTGGCTCATACCGGCCGCGCCGCCCCGGCGGAATGATTCGATGATCTCGTTCTGGAACGTCGTCGCCCCCGGTTCGAGCCCGGCCCCGGCCATCCGCTTTGCGAGTTCCCGGACCCCGAGTATAGCGAGGACGTCTTCGATGTCGCCGCGTTCGATCGCACGGGCCAACGATGCGAGCGTCACGGTCGATTTGATGTTCTTTATCGCGGCAAGGAACGCCGATGCCACCCGTGGTTCGAGTATCCGGGCGACGGAGTGGATCTGTGCCGCCGCTATCCCGGCATTCCGTCGGGCGCCGGGCGGGATCGCCTTGATCAGAGCGACCCGCCTATGCACCGACGACCTCGGTGCGCAGAACCACGTTTGCCTGATCCCATCCGAACGTCCACGCGTGATACGGGGCAGGGAAGTAAATCAGGTCATACGGGCAATCGTTCCGTGGACGGCCGCCGCAACAGGCGAGCGCCCCGGCTACCCGCATCAACGTGAGCGCGTCGTCGATCGTTGATTCACTCACTGGATCTCATCCTCGTCCGGATCGGCTTCAGGATCGGGGAGGTTGGGATCGGGTTCAGGTTCGGGTTCCGGGATCGGATCGCCCAGGCCGGTTTCGGCTTCAGGGATAAACTCAGGCAGACCGAGCAACGACCGGGCGTGCCGTTCGTCGTCCTCCGATCCGGGTGTAATCATTCCGGCCCCGACGAGCCCGGTCACGGCGTTCGCGAATGCTTCGATGTCGATCTTCTCGACGTCTCCCGCAACCAGCTCCCCCGCTTCGGACGGATTCCACCCGTTCAATTCGTACAGCCGTGGGATCGCGTGCCGGTTGAACGTCGCGGCGATCTCGCCGAGCCAGGCACCGAGGGCCGTGGCGAACAGGGCCGTCTTATCCGACGATAGCGCAAACGAACCGACCTTCTCGTGACCGAGAAGAATGAAATCCGCCAGCACGGTCATCGCGATCGATCTGTCATAGCGGTTGATAATCGTATCCGTGTCTATGAGTCGTCGCGATCCCGTGCCAGCAAGCTCGAACTTGACCAGCTGGTTTCCGGCCTCGTCGTAATGAGCCGGTAGCAGAAGGCCAGCCTGTTCGTCGTTCTTGACGTTCTCGATGATGTGCCGGTACTCGGCTATCGCGGCGACCTTATCCGGATCGGTCGTGTCGAAAAGATCGGGTGGCAGATAAAAGATCGGCATCCCGGCCAGGTCACGTTCGACGCCGATGGCTTCGGCCTCGATTACCCGCTTCTTGTAATACCAGGAAACGAACGCCCGGCGCAGGATCGATTTGCCTTCGGGATTACCTTTGTACGACGTAGTGCGGAATAAGAGAATTTTCTCGATCGGCAGGAACACGTCCGGCCCCATCTCCTGCGTCTGCCACCATCCGTCCACCCCGCCCTCAGGGTCGAACTCCCACCGATCAAGCGTATCCTGCGCCCGCGGCGCCAGCTTACGCCAACCGATCCGTCCGTCCGAATGCATCGACCGTTTCCGCGGATCTTTTTCGAGCGGACCGACCCGGCGCTTGTACACGATTTCGGAACACGACCATCCGAACGGGAGGAATGAAAGAATTTCGGCGAGCGTATTCTCCCACGTCATTGACATATCGGTCAGGCAGGAGTCGACGAACTCCGCCTGTTCGACGTGGGCCGGGTCGTCGCTCCACGGTTCGACGCGCCACTCGACGTTACGCAGCAGCATTTCGACCGCGAACAGGATCGAGCCGACCGTGGAATCGTTCTCTGACATTTCGGTGAAGATCTTTGCCGCGCGATCGCCCTCGAGTTTCCGCAGGAACTCTTCCGCGATCCGGCCGCCGTATTGCTTAAGCCCGGTAGTGCCGAGCTCGACTCCGAAAGATGGCATATATCCGCTCCCTTTCTTATCGCGACATTATACCGCGACTCAGGGCTCGCGGAAACAGCTTCTTACCGGATCGCGCCGCTCTGCTTACCAATCGAGATCGGCGGCGGCGATTCGATCGGCGGCTTCCGTAAGCGCAGCCAATGCAGGAGCTGCGAAACGGTATCTGCCGACTCATCGTGAACGGCGGCGGGTACTGTAGTGAGCTCGTCGATGAACGCTGCGACCCAGGGCGCCCGGTCCGGGAGCCACAGGTTGCCTGCTTCGATGAACGGGGTCTCAGCGTCGAGGCGGGTCATCTTATCGAGTGAGCCGGGATTAATCGCGATGATCGGCATCTTCACGGTCTTATCCCGTTTCAGGGTCTGGATTAGTTGCTGCCCGGCGTCCTTATCCTCGATCAGAACGGACGACGGCCGCGGATCGGCCGCCTCATACAGGTCCTTCGCCCGGCGCAGAAGGTCCGGGAACTCCTGCCGCTTGCAGGAATAATCCCATAGCTCTACCCGGTCCGCGAACACGGCGGCCAGCAGGCAGGCCGACGGGTCGTTGCGTTCGGACGGTTTCGAGGCGCAGTCCCAGGACTGTACGACCATCACGGGGTCGGTTCCGCGGACGCGCCACCGATTCTCTAACCACGCCTCCTTCACAACGGATCCTTCCTTCGGCGACGGTCGTTGCTGGTATTGACCGGCGTATACGCGGCCGCCGAGACCGCCCTCGCCCTTCATCGCCGCTGTTTCTTCTGGACCGAATCGGGCCGGGTGTAACAGCTCTCCCTCCTCGGTTCGTGGATCGCGGAACCCGAGCGACGTCACGCAGCAACGGGCCGGTTCGTATTCGTTCGGCAGGATCAGGGTATCCCATTCATCCTCGGCCCGTTCGAGTATCTCGCCGGATGTATCGCCCTTATGTAACCGCTGCATGATGACGATCTTCCCATCCCGTTTGAAGTCATTCAGACGGGTCGGCAGCGTATCCCAGAAGAACTCGGACGCCTGCCGACGTTCGGCCGGGCTATCGGCGCCCTTCACGGACAACGGGTCGTCAACGAGGGCCAGGTTCCCACGCTCACCGGTCATCCCGGATCGAACGGACCCGATGATCCGGAATCCGGATTTGTTATTCTCGAGTCGGGCCTCATCGAGCTTCGTCAATTCGATCGGCCAGCGGTTCTGATACCACCGGGACAGGAGCAGGTTTCGCGCCTTCCGGGAATCCCGCCGGGCCAGGGAATCCTTATAAGCGATCGCCAGCACTCGATAGTCCGGTCGAAACGTCCAGGCGTAGGCGGGCGCCATAACGGAAACGATGATTGACTTTGTGAAGCCCGGCGGTACGTTGATCAGCAGGTTCCGCAGGTCGCCGCGCAGAACGGCCTCGACGTGATCGCACATCGCGTCGTGGTGCCAATTCCATTGCAGCTCGTCGGCCGGTTCGACCAACGGCCACGCCAATTTGATAAACTCCTTAAGGCCGAACCGCTCTACCAGCTCACGCTCAACTTGGGGCAAGGGCGGAATAATCATTGTCTGTTCCTCGTGTGATTGGGTCCGGGCGTCTTAAGCTGACTTGGTGTACGGGCCTTAAGGACCAGTTGGTGGAGCGTGTGACTGGTGTGCTTTACCTTAAGGCAGCAAGTCGCCGGTCGTGTGACTGGATCGGACGCCTTAAGAATTAGGCTGCTCACCTTAAGGCCCACCATCGGACC